TCGACGGTGACGCTGCGGCAAACGTAGCGCTTCAGGACGCCGTCGGTGCCGTAGACGGCCGACTCCAGGCGCTGCTGCGGGCGGACGGGAAGGTTGGTGCGGATTTCAGCGTCGCCGGGGTACGGATCCGTGCTGTTTGCCGGCTTCCAAAAGAGCTTCCACTTGCGCTCCAGCGTCTGGTCGCGCCAGCGCTCCTCGAAGCGCCAGCTGCGGCTGTCGGCGTCCTCGCTGTAGCTCCAGGTGCCCATTAGTTCCCGGCTCCCCTGGCGAGCTTCTCCATCGCCTCGGTCTGGCGGCGCATCATGCCGGCCTCGTCGTATGGCATCCCGCGAGCTGAGCCGGTGCCGGGCGCATAGGTGTAGTTCGTGGCGTTGAACAGCTCGCCGGCCATCGCGTCGGTGCCTGCGGAGAGCTCGGCCGCACGTCCAAAGTCGCCGCGCAACCGCGCTTCGTTCGTTGCGATCAAGCCTGCACCCGTCTCGAGCACGATGTTCAGCGCGCTCATCAGGTTGTTGCTGAAGCGCTTGGTGGCGCCCATGCCGGCGTTGACGTTCGATGCGTTGGCCTCGATGCGAGCGGCCTCGCCTGCGGCCATCTCCGCATCTGCCCTGCTCCGTTCGATGGCGCCCGGCGCCAGCGCTTGGCCGATCCGCGTGTCGGCGCGGTAGCGGTCCAGTTCCGCCTGGATCGAGGCATTCATCGCCTCCGGCGAATACTTGTTCGACAGCGCCGCCAGCTCGCTCATTCGCTTCTCGACGGCAGAGAAGGCCGTCTGGATCATCCCCATGCCCATCTGGAGCATGTCGATGCCGGCGGTGATGTTGGCCGCTCGGGCAGCGCTCCTGGCCGTCCGGTTCAGCTTGTCGAGCTCCCGGTTCGTGGCGGCCACGCCCTTGGCGACGCCCTTGGCGTCCATGTCCACCTGGATGGATGCTTTCAGGGTCTTGTCAGCCATTGCGGAGCCAGGGGAAGAGCTGCGAGGGGCGCTTGCCGGTCAGGGCGGACGCGATGACCACCAGCGCGCTCTCGATGCGCTCTCCGTTGGTCAGGTCTTGGGCGAGGCCGGCCGCCATGGTCATGCGTTGCTCGGGGCTTGCGATGCGCCAGAGCCTGCGCTCGGCGCGTCCGTAGGGCGTTGGCGGTTCACCTCCTCGAGCAGGCGCCCGGCGATGTCCGCCCGGATCTTCCCGGCGTCCTGCGGGTTCTGGAGGAACGCCGAGCCGTCCTGGCAGGTGATGCAGGCCACCCACCAGAACGGGTTGTGCGAAGCCTGCTGCACGTCCGCGAGCGTGGGTTCGCGGAACGTGAGCAGGCCGAGCTCGGGGATGTCAACCGAGCGGGTCCGTGCGGCGACCTTGTGGAGGTCAATCGGCAAGGGTCACTGCTCCTCCCAGGAGAGCTCCCACATGGCCGGGCCGGTGCCATCGTCCGTGAACGAGGCCGAGGTGATCTGCACGTTGATGTTCCCGGTGCCGGCGCCGTACTCGTCGTAGGCGATGGTGCCCTGGTCGGTGTACTTCAGGGTCAGCACGGCGGTCACCGTGCCGGCCACGTCCACGGGCATCAGGTGGCTGCGGAGCGTGTTGTCGTTGGTGCCGTCCTGTCGGTACAGGGTGCACGTACCGAAGCGCCGCACGCGGCCGGGGGCGCGCTTCTCGCGGAAGTCCGCGAGAGTGGTCACGTCCAGGCTGGCGCGCTCGAAGTTCATGGTGAAGCTGCGCACGGCCACCACCGTGGTGCCGCTGAAGGTCAGGGTGCCGCCGTAGCCGGTGATGAGTGCCATGGGTCAGATTCCTTGGAGCGAGAGGGTCAGGGTGCAGACGCGCTCGTCGCCTTCCGAGCCGTCGGCCTGCGATTCGGTGCGGAACGCGACGCTCGCGTCCGTGCAGACGATGTTTGCGGTGCCGGCCTGCGTCTCGACGCCGTTGAGCGCCGCGCAGATCTTGTCGGCCTCCTGGGCGACGGCGAGCGTGGTGTCGCCGTAGATGTTGACCTCAACGGTGACCAGCCACAGGTTCTGGTCGGTGCCCGGCATCGAGCGCGACGCCTGGGCGGCGCTGATCTCCCAGACGATGGCCGGGGTCTGCGTCGTGGGGCGGCGCATCCCGACGCTCACGGGGTTGGTCGTGGCCTGGTCGAGGTGGTACTGGACGGCCTTGCAGACCGTTTCCAGGCTCATGGGCGGCCCCCGAGCAGGCGCTTGGCCTCGGCGAGCGTCTCGGCGGCGACGGCGTTCGACGCCTTCGTGAGGGTGCGCATCGCCCAGGTGAAGCTGCGGTAGGCGCCCTGGATGCGCTTGCCGGCGGCCTTGTGGCGGAAGCCGAGCTCGAGCAGGTGGTAGACGCGCTGGCGGCCCTTGGCGCGTGCCCCGCCCTTGCGGCCGTAGCGGACGCCAATCCGGCTGCGCAGGGGCGCCGTGGCCGTCCCGCCGAGCCGGCGGATGTCCAGCTGCGTGGCGGCGGCAATGGCCCGGCGGTGGGTTCCCTTGCCCCGGTAGCTCGCAGAACGCCACAGGGCGGCCATCTCCTTCGTGAGCGGCGCCAGCGCCTTGCGGGCGCCCTTCTTGCGCACGCGCTCGTTCAGGTTGGCCGGCAGGCGCTCCAGGGTCTTCCGGAGCTCCTTGCTGTCCACGGTGATCTTCAGGGCGGAGCTCACAGGACCACCTCCACGGCCTCGACCTCGAGCGTCCGCCGGCGCTGGTCCTTATCCGTGCAGCTGCGCACGTTCAGGGTGCGCTGGGTGCCGTTGTCGGTCCACAGGAACCGGCTGCGCGTGGTGACCGAGGCCGTCCACGGGCAGAGGATGCGGTAAGAGGTCTGGATGGCCGGCCCGCCATCGTCCACCGTCTCGGTGGTGTCCATCTGCTCGATGTAGACGGGAAGCGCGGACAGCCCGGACACGGTCGCCCACGTCTCGGTGGCCTGGCCGAGCGCGTCGGTGGACTGCGTCGGGTTCTGCACCGCCGCGACGAGCCGCATCATGCCGTGGGGGACGTGGGCCATCAGCCGATGCCCTTCCCCATGCTGGCACAGATGTTGTCCCAGTAGTCGGTCTTCAGGGTGACCGTGTCATCGCCGCGCGCGGCGTTGAGCTGCGTGATGCGCTGCATCACGGCCATCTGGAGCAGCGGGTTCAGCGTGTTGTTTCCGGCCGTCATGGTCAGGACGAGCGGGTACTCGAGGTTTGCCACGTCGAGGTCCGCGTACTGGAGCCCGTTGATCGTGACCAGCGTCAGGGTGACCGTGGCGTTCAGCGTGTTGACGCAGGTGCAGACCGTGACCGGCTGCCGCTCCAGGCGGACGAGCTTCGTGATGCCCGTCGGCTCAGACGCGACGTACTGCGTGCGCGTGACCGGGTCCAGGCACCAGCCGGTGCGCTCCTCGAGCTCGCGCACCGTCGCGTCGTAGGCAATCTGGAGGTACGCATCGTCGCCCGTGTGGTAGACGCGCGCCGCATCCTTGATCGTGGACAGCGTGATCGGCATTCGTCCTCCTGGACGCAGAGGGGGCGGGCGGGGAGAGTGCCCGCCCCCTTGCGCTTCCGGGGGTCTTGCGTCAGGTCAGGGTGATGCGCAGCGCGGCGACCGCCTTCGGGCGGACCACCTTGCTGTTCACGAACACCATGCCCTGGAACTTCACGAGGCCGGGGGTGGTCACGTCATCCCGGAACATCGAGATGCCGCCCCACTCGCGGATGGCGAACGCCTCGCCGACGTTGGCGAACATCAGCGGGATGCTGTTGGTCACCGCCGCCGTCTGCCGGCCGGGCGCGTAGGGCGCGATGTAGACCGGGCGGCCCATCAGCATCATCGGCGCCTGGTCCATGATGCCCGCGTCCGAGCTCGGGATGAAGAGCGGGACGTTGCTGGTGTTGGTGTCCACCTTCAGGCTGGCGATGCGGAAGTACGCGTCCTGGCTCATCACCCAGACGGCGCTGGACCAGTACTCGGCGGGCAGCTGCTGGTAGCGCAGCTGCGTGAGGCGGTCCACCGTGAAGGCGCCGTCCCAGCCCGTGCCGGACCCGTGGGCCGCGCTCACCGCGACGGCCTTGTAGTCCGAATCGTTCAGGAACAGGCCAGTGGGCTGGTTGCTGCCGGTGCCGACGGTGTAGCCCGACTCGATGCCGCGCGCGATCATCTTCTGGAGGTGCGAGATGACCTCGGCCTCGATGTCGAAGTCCGACTGCCGGACCACCCACTGGGTGAGCTCCGACTTCGGCAGGCCGCCGACGGGGTTGAGGTTGATCTCGGCGTGCGCCGCGTCGTAGGCCGTCTGCGTCTTGCTGGCCTCGGTGGTCCAGAAGGTCGTGACCGCAGCGTCCGTCTCGAGGTTGTTCCGGCGCAGCGTGACGCTGCCCTTCACGCCCGTGCGGAGGTCGGCGAGGTTGCGCACGACCGTGGTGCGGTCGAGGTACTTCAGGATGCCGGCCTCGTAGATCTTCGGGACGAGGACGCCCGACGAGCTCGAGGTCGTGATGTCGCGGAACTCGGCCAGGCCGCGCGTCTCGGGCGCGCGCCCGCCACGGCACCAGTCGATGAACTGCTCGCGGTACTCGCCCGAGGCCGTCCACTCGGTGGAGCGCTTCTCGTTCTCCTGGGTGGCCTTCTCGACGGCCGCGTAGGACGCGAACCGCTCGCGGAGCTGCGAGGCACCGATGTGCTTCTGCATCTCCTCGATGTCCCGCTTGAGCGGCTCCAGCTTGTCCATGAGCTCGGAGCCACGGGCCTCCTGCTCGGCGGTCAGCTGCTCGCTGCCGAGGAGCTCGTTCAGTTCCTTGGACAGCGCATCACGCTGCTCGATGAGGTTTGCGCGCTTCTTGAACAGGTCGGTGGTCTTCATGTCAGTGCCCTCAACCGCAGACGAAGCCGGGCAAGCGCCGGGCTGTAGGTGCGTGCTTCAGCGCTCGTCTGCGGATAAGCGCCTGATTCGACGATGGACACCTCGCGCAGGTCCACCTGCGTGAGGGTGCGCTCGGAGCCCTTCCAGGCGTCCGAGCGGACTACGAAGCCAAAAGACATCTCGGAAAGGACGCCGGAATCGACCAGGGCGTACACGTCCTTCGCCCGCTGGGTATCCGGCAGTTGGACATCGAAGGCCAGGCCGCGCTCGTCCGACGCGAGCTTCAGGCGCTGGCTCTTCGTGTTCGCGAGCAGCTCGCGCCGGTCATGGCCGACCAGCAGCGAGATGTT